AGGAGTGGTAGTTACAGCAACCGTATCAAAAGAAGAAGCCATACAGATAGCTAAAGATATTAGCGATGGATGCTAAGCGTATTAAGGTTGCAAACGTTTGGACTTCTCAAAGCCTGTTACACTTTACTAGATACTTCTTTAAGCAAAGACAGTTAAGAAAGTTTATTATTTCGGATCACCACGAACAAATAGCCGACAAACTAGAGAAGGTTATAAGCGGAGATATTAAACGCTTAATAATTAATATAGCCCCAAGATATGGAAAGACAGAGCTAGGCGTTAAGAACTTTATAGCCTATTGTTTGAGTCAAAACCCTAGAGCAAGATTTATCCACTTATCATATTCAGATGACTTAGCACTTGACAATTCAGAAGAGATTAAAGACTTAATTACGTCAAGTGAATTTCAAGAACTTTACCCTATTAAGATAAAGGCAGACGCTAAGTCTAAAAAGAAATGGTATACAACAGAAGGCGGAGGGGTTTATGCAACATCAACAGGCGGTCAAGTAACAGGATTTGGAGCAGGAAAGGTAGACATTGAAGAAGAAGACCTAAGCGAGTTTATTAATAGTGCTGAATCATTTGGAGGGGCTATAATAATCGATGACCCTATTAAGCCTGAAGATGCAGAGAGCGATACTATAAGAGAAAGAATAAACAACCGTTTTGATTCTACTATAAGAAACAGGGTTAATAGCCGTAACACTCCAATAATAATAATTATGCAGCGTGTACACGTTGACGACTTAGTAGGCCACTTAAAAGAAGTTGAGCCTAATGTTTGGGACGTTTTAGATTTACCATGTATTAAAGAAGACGGTCAAGCCTTATGGGCTTTTAAGCATACCATTGAAGAACTTACAAAGCTAAGAGAAATAAACCCTATTGTATTTGATACTCAATATTTGCAAGATCCTAAACCAAAAGAGGGTTTAATGTATTCTGATTTTAAGACCTATAATAAACTACCCGAGATTAGAGGGCGAAGAGAAAACTATACCGATGTAGCAGATACAGGAAATGACTTCTTATGCTCGATTAGTTACGAGAAGCAAGGAGATTACATTTATGTTCTTGATGTTGTTTATAGTGATTCAAAAAGTGAACTAACCGAACCAATGGTAATAGAATCACTGAATAGGTATCAAATAGCGATAGCACATATTGAAAGCAATTCGGGTGGGCGTATGTATTCAAGGAACATAGAAAAGGGTGTTAAAACGGCTGTATGGCCTTTTCATCAATCTAAGAATAAACAAGCTAGGATATTTAATACCGCACCACTAGTTAACAAGTATATTCTTTTCCCTAATAATTGGCACGTGTTATGGCCTAAGTTTCACAAAGATTTAACGCATTACAGGAAGTCAGGCAAAAACAAGAACGATGACGCCCCAGATGTAATGTCAGGAATAATAGAGAAGAGTGTTATAAACGAGCAACCTGAACAAATAATAGATGATAGTACAAACGCAAAATTTAATAAAGGAATTGCCACTGGACATAATGCAGCGCCTTGGCAGTCTGAACAGCCCCATCAAGGAGGCAAAGGTATTTATTCGTGATATTTGCAAACTAAAGGTAGATGACGTAGATGAGGCGCAAAGATTAATAGCCTATCGAGAATGGTTATTATCTCTTGACTTCTCAATTGAAAAAGCACCTATTTCATTTAACTTGGACGGTAAAGAGTTTAGCACTTGTCATTTGGTTTTGAAAAAGAAGAAGCATGAAACGCTATTAAATATGCAGTTAGCTTTTTTATATGAGTTAATCAATTTAAAAATAGATCCTGAAAAGTACAAAGCTATTGATAATGTTGCCGCTTTAATTTATAGAGAAGATTGGAGTAAGCCGTTTAACCAAACAGAATACTTTGAAAATGCTTTGATGTTTGAAAAGAGTAAGTGTAAGTTTAGCTTATGGGGAATGCAAAAGTTTAACGAATTAATAGTAATTTTGAAAGATACCTATCCGATTCTTTATCAAGGTAATAATGAGGATAAAGAAGATGGGCGCAAAATGTATGATATGATTAATGCTATAAGTGGAGATGTAGTAAGCAATCAAAAGGCAGCTTTAGAAGTTGAGATATTTAGAGCGTTTGAATGGATGGAAGCAAAGAAGATAGAAAGTATTAAAAGGAAATTAAACAAAAGGTAATGGCAACCACTAGTATAAAACAAACGATTGAGAAAATAGAGGACGTTATTACTAATAACTTCAGCGATCAAGTACGAACTGTTTATTTTGAAAAGTATGCTGATACCCAAGATAGTAAAAACTACCCTAGATTGAGTTTCTACTATTCAGATGGAACCTCTTTTAGTTCTAATATGAACAGTGTAGCTTTGGACTTTGAGTTCTTAGATGCTATCTCAGGACGCTTGAATAAGAATGATAGAAGAAAAGAAGTAGTTAGCGATTTGTTTCAGATAGCATCTAAGTTTGTCAGCAAGTTAAAAGATGAGGGGTTATTAATTGAAGAGCCTGTTAGTGTAACTACATTTGACAATAAATATAAGGACGGCCTAGGCGGTGTATCTTTTACTTTGATTATTAATATAGCCAAGCCATGTTTAGCAACTTAAACAAAGTAATTGACGATTACGGAAAGCAGACGGTTAAACTTGCTAGAAGGAATTTAAACCTTACAGGCTTTGCAGGAAAGAAGGGCCGTAAGAGCAATTCAAGTGGAGATTTAAGCAAAGGCTTAGGGTATAAGATAACAGACGGCAAAACAGGCTTAGTGATTGAGTTTACAAGCAAAAGGGATTACGGACGATTTGTAGAAGAGGGAAGAAAGAAAGGAAGTATGCCCCCAAAGGCAGCTTTAAAAGCATGGATAAAACAAAAGAAGGTAAAACTAAGAAAGACAACTACAAATAAGGCAGGACAAAAAATAAGCAAGTTTGTAAGGATGACTGATGCTAATTTGAATAGTGCAGCTTTTGCAATGGCTAAACGAATTAAAGAGAGAGGTATTAAGCCTGTACCATTTATGGGCGACGCAATGGACGAAGCATTTAATAAACTAACACCATTAGCAGAGGAAGCATTGGTTAAAGATTTAGAAGATTTACTATTTAAGGACTTTCAAAAAGACCCAAACATAAATATAACATAATGGCAGTAACAGTAGACTGGGGAACAGGAACAGGCGCAACTAGAACAGACGGTATTTTTGGGATATACAATAAATTCATAGGTCATATTTCAGTATCTCCTGTGAAACTCTATAAGGTAAAATTTAGAATTAGAGTTACTTGTATAAATGACACTTCAATAACCTATACCAAAGACGTTGATACGGTAAATGTTGGAGGTACTTATGTTGCTAATATAAACCCTGTTCAAGCGATGCAGGTCCTTTACTTTGATTCAGAGTATACAGGAATATCAGAGAACACCTCGCCAAAGTCTTATAGTGGTATTCAGATTGAGATAGGTGAAGTATCTTCAAGTTCTGCAACTTTGCCTCCTACCTTTCAGGGGTATGATACTGACGACACGTTTTACTTTTACAATGGATATGAAACGCCCGAAGTGGGTAACTGTTATAGAGAGCGTTTATGGTACGATGACACTCCCCACTTATTGCCAAAGGTTAAAAAGGAGATTTACCTAACATCGGATGACTTAGAGTTATTATCTATGCCTAGTTTTTTAAATATCTATCCTGAAATTTCAGAAGGCACAAACCTAAGCGAGTTGATAACTAATACTTATGATTCAAGCGATTCACTACTTTTTTCATCAACAATAGATTTAAGAGTTAGACCTGACTTGGCAGGGGTTGGATATTGGAATATAAACATAAACACTTTTACCTTGCACGATGGGACAACAGCATACGCTAAAGTTTATTGTCGTTGGTTTAATGGTGATGAATTTTTTAACTCAGAGCAGTTAACGCTTTATCCGATCCCTTGCAATGCGAAAAATGACAACATTCGTTTAAGGTGGATTAATCGATACGGTGGAGAAGAATATGAGAATTTTCAACTAAAGCATGATAAGACTATTAAAATACAGAGAGGTAAGAAAATCCAAAGCGATGGCATTGATTATGACTCAACAACCTTTGCAGGCATTTTAAATATCAACGATCCAA